GACTTCAAGAGATGATTGTACTCGATGAATTAGTTCAAGATTACCTGAAAGAAAAAATTTGATCTTGAAAAAAATTTATGGTATAATACGTATAGATAATAACTGATAGGCAAATCCTTCAGATTATTATAAATACAATACACATTATTTAGAAGACGCATATTGCGCAAAGGAGAAAAGTACTATGGCAGCTATGAAAGAAAACACAAAGAAAGTTATTACTTATCTGCAGGGTTTGGATGCAAATGACAACGTGACCGCCGCTGATGTGGCTGATGCTCTCGGACTTGAGAAGCGTAGTGTTGATGGTATCTTCACTTCCGCTATTCAGCGTAAGCAGCTTGGTTTCCGTGAGGAAGCTGAAATTGAACTGGATGATGGAACCCATAAGAAGGTTAAGTTCCTCCGTCTCACCGATGCTGGTAAGGCTATCGATGTGAACGCAGAACCAGAAGAGTAAGTTCTACATGACATGATAGAAAGGGGTTGAAAATCTTCAACCCCTTTTCTTAAACTGAGGTGACACTATGACATTAGCTTATATAGCTATGGGAGTAACTATCTTAGTGGTCACTGGTTTAATAGTGTTCTTTTCCAAAACAATCAACAAGAAGAAACAGTAGATCCGTGACTTAGATTTATCCATCGTAGAAAAGAATACGGCAATGCAAGGGTTATTGGATAACCTCGGCCGCACAGAACAGACTATTCGTGATAATGAAACAATCATTGTTCAAGAGCGATTCACTATTGATGGATTAGTTACTCGTAAAAAAGAATTAAATAATGACATAGCTACTCAAGTTGAAAACATTGAAAAACTAAAAACGTCATATCAAACAACAGAAGAAGAATTTAGAAAAAAGTATATGGCGGAACGTAAAGAGTGGCTTGACGAACGTCAAGAAGAATATCTACAAATGCAAAATGATTTTGTAGATCAGTTCCGTGAAGAGAATAAAAAGAAATTAACTGCTGCGCAAGAATTAACTGAAGAATTAAATCAATTAAAGTCCTCTGTTGACGCAGCAGTAGAGGTTGCAAAACGTCATGCAGAAGCAGACAACTTCGTTGAGTTCCATTCTTTACAAATGGGACAAAACACACTCAATGACATACGAAGACTTGAAGAGATTGTGCCGAGCATATCGCCGGAAGCCGGAGAAGCTATTGCAAAGGTTATCTGGAAAGTCTATTATGAAAAACCCTACACCGATCTCGTGGGAAGAGTCATTGGATCAGGCAGGCATACTGGTATTTACAAAATTACAAACATCAACACCCAGATGTGCTATGTTGGACAAGCCGTTGATATTGCAGATCGCTGGAGACAACACATCAAACGAGCCTTAAATGCCGAACCTCGCACACAAAACAAACTATATCCAGCTATGTATAAAGATGGAGTAGAAAATTTCACATTCGAAATTATCGAAGAATGCGAACAATCCAAATTAAATAATAGAGAAGATTATTGGCAGGATTTTTATAAAGCCAAAGAATATGGATATAGTATTAAGTGAGGTATAATAATGGTTAAGGTATTTACACTCAATAAAAATGGTAAGATTGAACTTACCCAAAAAGAACTTCAGAAATTGCTCGATGATTCCTATTGGGAAGGCTATCGCGCAAATAATCACTATTGGACCTATACATCACCGAATTATCCTTGGTGGGGAATTTCCACTACTATTGGAGATTCTAATGTATATAGTTGTAGTTCAACTGGTGATAAAATTACACTAACTAGTAATGCAGTTTCTGGGACTGAATGTGATTGTAGTTTAAATAGTGCTATTGCAAACAGTAGTGTTACAGTTCCAAAAGATACAGATAAAATTAATTTAACAATTCCTTCTAATTTGGAAATTCTCGTAAATAAAAAGTGAGGATTTATAAATGAAATTTGAAAATACTGATGTATGGGGATTTGAACATGCTATTCGTGGTATGCGGAATCCTAAGAATAGTTGGGCATTAAGTGATAGTGTTAGAACTAGTCATGAGATTTGTACTCCAGAAGGAGAATGGGTAAAAGTATTTGATGACTATGCGATCGGTCCAAGAGATATGAAGTTAATGCAGACTTTAATCACTGCTGGCCCAGAACATCGTAAATTCATGCGTCAGATCTTCGTTTCTGTTGATATTACCGCACCTTTCTATTGGTGGAAAGAATTTGATACATATAAGGTAGGTACAGTGGCCAATAGTTGTAGCACTATGCACAAACTTGCATCTGCGCCGATCACTTTGGATTGTTTTGAAATGGATGATATGGAGAACGTAAGCGTTTATGAAAATCGTCCATATGAGCCAGATCACACAATAGAAGATATGTGGAACACTATTATTGACTATTGCGAGACATTACGGCAAAGATACAATGAAACTCAAGACAAAGTATATTGGAAAGAACTTGTGCGTGTATTGCCAAACAGTTGGTTACAGAAACGTACAGTAACATTGAACTATGAAAATCTTCTTGCTATATGTTCCAAGAGCCAGCGTCGATTCCACAAATTAAACGAGTGGTCTGGTGGAGATAACAGATTTTTACCAAACTTTATTTCATGGGCAAGGACATTGCCGTATGCTCAAGAATTGCTCTTTATAGATGAAGTTGACGAAAAGGAAAAAATTTGATATAATAATTATAGAAAATGAGGAAAGGATCATATCGCATGACAAAACAGCAAGAATTTCTTGAGTTCTGGAGTTATTTGACACAAGAAGCGGTACCTGGCGTCGAGATCCCGCCTAATGTTCAAGCATATATCGACGCATTGAAAAACACAGATAACATCGAGAAACCTCTCTTTACTGATAATGGTGCGAAAATCTTGCAGTATCTTCAGTCTGCGCCGACTGCAATGTATAAGGCAAGGGATATCGCAGAAAACATGGGTGTAACATCGAAGGGTGTTTCTGGTGCTATGCGTAAATTGGTAACAGATGGCTATGTAGAGAAGGTTGGTAAAGACCCAGTAGTTTATATGATTACCGAAAAAGGAAAAAACGTAGTATTTGAAGGAGAACAAGAGTAATGAAAAAGAAATTTATCAACGAGACACACATTGAGGGTATTCTTTACGACCACAAGTTGGAAAAGAAAGTAACTGGCGCAAACTCCAAGGCTCCTGGAACGGAGTTCATTGCTGGCACAATCAGTGTAGCAACTGATGACAAATTGGAAAATGTGGTTCAGATCCACTATACATATGAAACCGCTATGTTCGCCAAGAGTGGTAGCGCGAATAGTCGGTTCCCGATCCTCATGAAGATCATCGACGAGAATCCCACTGTTCTGAATGTCGGTGCGGATAAGGCGATGAAGGTTCGTTGCGATTCTGCAATCGAGATTATGGACTGGTTCCCGCAGGTAACTGATGAGAAGCCTACCACGATTGTGAGAAACGAGGGCGGATTCATCCATACAACTACCAACCTCAATGAAGATGAGAAGCAGCGTAATACTTTTAAGGCTGATATGGTCATCACTAACGTGAAAGATGTTGAAGCTGATCCTGAGAAGAATATTGAAGCTCATGTCAAGGTTAAGGGTGCGGTTTTCCAGGATTATCGTAAGCAGCTCATGCCTGTTGAATTTGTGGTTCGCGGCAAGGGTGGTATGCAGTATTTCCAGAATCTGGATGTAAGTTCCAAGAATCCTGTATTCACCACTGTTTGGGGTCGCCAGATGAGCAAGACTGTCGTAACTAAGACTGTCACTGAGTCTGCATTTGGTGAAGACGAAGTGCGTGAGCGTCAGAACACGACTCGTGAGTTCGTGATTACTGGTTGCTCCAAGGAACCTTATGAGTTCGATGATGAGAGCACCATCACTAAGGCTGATCTATCCAAGATGATGGCTGATCGTGAGATTCTGCTTGCTGACATCAAGCAGCGTCGGATCGAATATGAGAACAGCAAGGGCGGAAGCTCTGCTGCAACTGTAACCGCTAGCGCGGACGATAACTATAACTTCTAATAAGGAGGACACGATAAATGGGTGTATTGACTAGCCTCAAACCTCATGTTGTAAGTCGTGACCTCCGTGGATATAGTGTGCTATTCTATGGCACACCAAAGTCTGGTAAAACTACGATTGCATCGAAGTTCCCTGGCGCTATACTCTTCGCTTTTGAAAAGGGTTATAGCGCCCTACCGGGCGTCATGGCTCAGCCAATCAATAGCTGGAATGAATTCCGCAGACTATTGGTTGAATTGAAAGAGGAAGAAACCAAACAGATGTTCCAGACAGTAATCATTGATACCGCCGATATCGCATATGATTATTGTACTGATTACATTTGTAACGATGAAGGCGTTGACAATATTGGAGACATTGGCTATGGCAAAGGCTATGGTCTGGTTGAAAAAGAATTTGATACTTGCCTTCGTAAAATTATCCAGTTGGATTATGGTCTTGTTTTGATCTCTCACAGCACTGAACGGACTGAAAAGAATGAGCAGGGTGAGGAGTATAGCAAGATTGAGCCTACGCTCGATAAGCGTGGCCGCAAGATCTGCGAACGGACTTGCGATATTATTGGTCTGGCTCAGCCTGTAACCAGTAAAGAGACTGGCGAACTTGAAACGAGATTATTCTTGCGTGGCACCCCTAGGTTTGTCGCGGGCTCGCGTTTCAAGTATATCCCCAGTAGCATTGTATTCACATATGACAATCTGGTAAATGCCATTGGTGATGCTATTGATAAGGAAGCTGCCGAACATGATAACAAGTATGTTACAAATGAACGGCAGAATGAATACAAAGAACACGAACTTGATATGCCAAAGTTCTCTGAAATGAAGGCTGAAGCAGAAGTTCTGTTCGGAGAACTTATGGGCAAAGATCCAGGCAACAGATTGAAAATCTCCAAGATCATTTCTGAATATCTTGGAGTTGGTAAGCAGTTCAAAGAAACAACCGAGGCTGACGCAGAGAAAGTTTGGCTGATCATTCAGGAACTGCGAGTTCTGAACAAGTAAGATCCAAGCGAGCCTCAAAAGTGGCTCGCTTGACTTTTATCTTTTATTATGATAATATATTTATAGAAGGGATTTATATGTGGGAAATAGTTGTAATAGCTCGTGATAAATATGATGAAATATGTGAAAAGTTTAAACAATTAAACTATCATTTTCAATATACGAAAAGTTATTTTCAAATTAGTGATGGTTTAATTTGGTTGTTAGTATATCGAAATCCAAGTTCAGTTCGTGGACATCGTGCAGATATTATTTATTGCGATAAAGAACCAGATCCACAGATATATGAAGAAGTAGTTCGTCCATGTGCAAATGGAGGAATTGTACGGCCTTTAGATCAATTTACTTCAAGGCTAAATATAAAAGTACGATAAAGGAGAAAATAGATGTTTTTTACAGCGTCCCAATGGTGTATTATAGGTTTAATTATTATTGCAGGT